AAAAAATAGAACCACGCGCCGCGCCTAAGTCATCGTCTTGCGTCGTGGGCACGACGCAAGACGACGTTTTCCAATCAGGCGAGCATAGTCGACTTTGTCTGATCGCCGGAAATTTCGTTCAAATCATCGATCTCGTCGTCATCCTGACAACGCGCGAGATTGCTATACGCCATATCATCCATGGACTTCCTATCGAAATCCTTGATGAAAGTATCCCACACTTCGGGATTATTTATGAAGTCCACCTTGCGCATCTTCTTGTCGCTGTATGAAGGAACCATATAATATGCTCCGCATTGCACGATGAATCCATATTTCATCGCGGCTTCGAGAAGCCCGTCGTATTTGTTGAAGCCCTTTGAGAAATCCACATAGATCTCAGCCTCATAGAACGGTTTGACTATGCGGTTCTTCGTCGTGAAGAAAGTCAGGGTGTTGCCGCTGTATGCCTGGACATCCAATTTCGACACCGGCTCCGCGCCTTCCACGACGTCCTCCGGCTTCACCGGCTTCTTGACGCTCTCGAACTTCTTGGAGCATTGGATGGACACGTGACTGGCGAAATCCTTGCCCTTGCCTCCGGAAGTGTTCTTGATCTTCGACGGATACATCGCGGCGGGATCGTCGTATGTGTGGTTGATCACCAGAAACGTCGTCTCGGTCTTCAACGCGGGGATCATCGCGCTTTTCATGAACGTGTTGACCAGCTTGGCGCGCAAGCCCTGATCCTGCACCTGCTTGCCCTTCTCCAACGCGTCCTTGATCAATTTCATCGGAACGAGGCTTCCAAGGCTGTCCAGCACGCAAAGGAATTTGGCGTCCGGCTCCGCGGCCTTGAATTCCGAGATGCCGGAATACACGGTGGAGACCTTCACCGTGGCATCCTCCACGGAATCGACCAGAATATGCTCGATCTTGTCCGGCGGGCAATTCAACTTCTCGAAGAACGTCTTCATGATTCCGCCTTCGGAGTCGAAATAGAATATGTGGTCGTAGTTCATCTTCAACGCCGAGTTCAACACCAAACCCGCCAACAACGTCTTTCCGGTCGTGGAGTCCCCGGACAGCAGCACCACGCGCCCGGCCGGAATCCCGTTGTAGACGCTTCCCGACACGATCCGATTCAAGGCGTAGTTGCCGGTGTCGATCCAGTCGTTGATCCTCGCGGCCCTCGACGTGGCGAAAGACTCGGAACCCAGACTCTTCCGAAGCCCACCCAAAAATTTAGTCACGTTCGCCATTTCCATCCACTACCTTTCTTGTACGCATTTGCGTGTATTTGTCAATTCCCGCCTCACCGTTGAATTTGATTTTGATTTCCGATTCCAGACATTTCGGCCGCGAAGTTGAGAATTCCGGCAGACCATCCGCCAAGAATGAACGTGCCATCATAGAATTCAGGAACGATTGAATCATAATATCCCGCGATTTGAACAAGGAACACCTTGACTTTGGGGTTCACTTCCCGCCGATAGTTGTTAATCAGCTTCGGGACGTCGATGGACTTGTCAGTCTGCGGAAAGATATAATCACCGTAATGTTTCGAATTAATACCATACAAACCACCATGCCCGGCTTGCATGTCGCTATAAACGAATATGGAATCATAAACGTCTTTAGTACGGATCGCTTTGTCGAAAAACAGCCAAATACCATTCTCCGTGCCATGGCCAATATCGGCGCCAATCTCATCCACCTTCTTCATCAAATCCAAAGTTGACGACGACTTCGGAATGGGAATCACCTCAAGCCCATCGCCGAAGACTCCGACATATCCCTCGTCAGCCAGCTTGGCGGTCACGATGCCGGTGAGATTGCCGATATCGCATACATTCATGGAACTCATCTCCGAAAGCGACCCGCGGCGGGCGGATCCGGAATTGTCCACAAGCGAAATGACCCTGCCGGGAAATTTCGGCGCGTTCCTGTACGACTCCTCAAGGCAAGTCGCCAAAGTGTCGATGACAGCCGGATTGCCATGGCCTTCGACAGCCTTGAAGGCCGTATAATAACGGAAAGGGAGCTGCTTGCCCGTCGCGACGCCCTCCACCAATTTATCCTTGAAGAGTTTGACGTCAACGCCCTTGTCCAGCAAGTTGCGGATGTTGCGCAACTGGGCCATGTGCCCCATGACATCAAGCGCCTCAGTCCACGCCTCGGTATTGGAGCCCTTCTCGGAAATGATCGCCTCCCATGTGGATTCCTGCTTCAGCTCGCCTTTGACCAGCTTGTCGATCGCCTTTGACGTGGCGCGCGTGAGTCGGACTACATCAATAGTCTTGACTTGCCTGCCATCCATCCTATACTTGGACAGCGAGTATTCGCTCATGCCATTAAGGGATTTGCGCCATGCCCTTCTAAGGCGTACCGGAATAGGGGTGTCGGCCAGCTTGCCATCCTTGCCATATTTCGAGATGAAGTACGCGAGCTGCGTGGCGGGCTCGTCGCCGCGTCTGATTATCTGCGGAGCATACTTTTGAACAAAACCCTTGCCGATTGAATTCTTGTGCATCGCCGCCAGAACCATGATGACCTGCGGGGTGGCGCGGATATTCTCCTCGTTGCGCAGCCGCACAGCCTCAAGCAACGTCCTTTCGACATCCAAGTCCAAACATTCGGCGATTGTCTTCTCCATGATTCCAGAAGAGGACATGGAACGCCACTCGCGCGGATCGACAGCGCCCAAAGTCCCGCGGAGGTATTCAATTTGAGAGTTCGACGGTTGAACCTTGCTTATCGTCGGCTTCGCGTCATAGTACTTAGGCTCGCCAAAGAACGACGATGAGGCAATCATGCGGAGCCTGATGAAAGGGTCGGACAAATCCCATGACTTGCCGCCCATCCAATTAAGATGTGAGCCGGGATTCAACTCTTTTTTGACAGTCTGATTGATGGACATTGGCTTTTCCTGTTTTCACAATTGCTTGGAAGCGCATTGACAAACTAGCCGACCAGCATCCGCTCCGGAAGGCTAAAAGAAGGCGACAACTGTCGCCGCGGAATATTTTCACCAAAGAAGTATCCGCGGCGTCCACATCGCCATCAAACTATACAAGCCAAATCAAATTTTACAAGCTAAAAAGAAGGCGACAACTGTCGCCGCGGAATATTTTCACCATATAAGAAGTATCCGCGGCGTCCACATCGCCATCAAATTATGCAAGCCAAATCAAATTTCCAACCTCGCCGTACAAGGCGACTCACTCACCTAAAACCTAAAAGAAGCCACGACAACTGCGCACTGGGTGTTTTCAGCTCAAAATATATATGATGAAACCCAAAGCTCCACATCGTTGCTTCAAAATCGATTAGTATCCCAAGGAGACTCGATAATCTTAATTTACTACATTTTTTATAAGTTTTAATTATTTATGAGTTTTTCGCGCGAGAATACCACGTGGGCTTGTCCCCGTGGATGAATCTCATAATTCATAAATCCGCGAAATCCTTCGTCAAAACCTCAATATGCGTCGGCGGACTCCATTTAAATATTTTAACGAAGCCCTTCAGCGGAGACATGATGGTCTTCTCGAACATCTTCCCATAATCTATGACGAAGTATTTGTCGAACGCCTTCGGCCAAGTCTCTTTGAACGCTATCACGTCGATGTTGTATTGATTGTCCTTGACGTACGCGTATCGAAAGCGATCCCCTTGGAAGATCTCCTCCTCCACCGACCGGATATTCAGCTTATCTATGAGCTGGTTGTGATAGATGACCGCTCTGGCGTGGGCGCCGGAGCCCTTCTCGGCGGATAGGAAGCTCAAAGCCTTCTTCTCGGTTCCATAATTTTTCAGATATGCGATGTCGCTTGGAGGGGCATTATGGAAATCCGCGTGGATCCTCTCTATGATCGGCTTGAAATCCCGATCCGTCCATCCGTTCAGCATGGCTCCCTCGACCACGCTTTTCAAGACGGTTTTCGTTTTCGACGGAAGCTCGTTCTTTTTGATGTCCACGCCGACATATTTGAATTTATCGACGAATTCGCCGTCATTATCCAATACTCGAAGCACGTACCGCTTCTTGGCGACGAAGCATCCGGACGCGCATATCAGCTCGCGTTTGAAGCTTATCGTCGAAATATCCGTTCCAAATGTGAATTTTATGGTGTTCTCGCAATTGTGGTTGATCTTCTCGATGATGCCGTCCAATTTCCCGCGGACCTCCCGGACGGACTCGGCATCCGTCGGCATGATCCCGCCATAATCGGAATCTATGATCGGGGCGGTGTCTATATAGAGCGAGTCCGTGTCTCCGGCTATGATGACGTCGGACGCGGCTCCATGATGCCCCTTGAAATATGAAGTCACGAATTCCGCGCTGGTTTTGATCAACGTCTGTCCGGTGGACGTGACCGCCTCCGCGTTATCCACGTCGTATAATGGAAAATAATGGCTTCCGAGAACTCCATAAATGGAATTCATAATGATCTTATATCCCAACTGCACGACATCCAACCTGTCATAGAGGTATTTGGACTCGGTGTCCTTGGACGATTTGAGAATCTTCATCTTCTTTCTGACATCCACGCGGCTACTGTACATCTTGCCGCAAAATGTGGGAATAATGCCCCTGACCCGATCATGCTTGTAGTATAATACCCCGTTCGACGACAATATGGTCTTCGCGCGCAGAATTTTAAATTGATCCTTGGTTATGGTCTTCTCCTTCCCGCTCGGATGCACCTTCAGCACGACCAGCGAGTCGGTTTCGGAGACGATCCTCGCGACCTTGGTCTCCGGAGAAATATTCAAACTGATCATGATGTTCGGATACAGGCTATTGAAATCGATGGAGAACAATCCCTTTGAAAAGAAGGCGACTTGCGGCTCGAACACGTACGCGCCCTCGTAGTCGTCGACCTCGCAATTGTCCGCGTATTTGTTGAGGGATGGAAGTGTTATACCCTGCTTCCTAGCCTCTATCAGAAGAATGCCATAAATATATGGCTGGCTCTTCATTATCGCCTCATATTCGACAAGCCCCAGATTGCACACCCGCCGGGCCAAATCCAAAAATTTCAGCTTCTTATCCAATTTCACGCACAAATCGACGTCGATTATGTTGTATTTCACGAAATTATCATAGTCGTTCCGCTGGAAATTGAACAACGTGTCGAATCCATGCTCCAACTTCGTGGCTCCTATCTCGCTCTCGCACACGTCCCCCAGCTTCCAAGACTGCCGGGATTCAAACGTGAATTTATATCGATACATTAAATAATAATCCAATATGGACACGCCGTATATGGAATACGTGGCGACCTTCTTTTTCGTGTTCCTGACGCCTTTGATTATGGGTCGTATCACGCCGACCGGGGATAGGCATTTCGCAACGGCGCCGGTCTCCTCGCACGCCAGCACGTCTCCATTCTCATCCTTCTTCGTATTGAAATACCCAAAGCATCTGTTGACTAGATATGGTATGTCGAATGCCTCGATGTTCCATCCGGTGACGATGTCGGGGGGATTCTTCTTCTGCCAGACCAGCCAATCGGCAAGCATGGACTTCTCATTGGGAAACACATGCTTCACCAATCTTCCGGCATACTCCTCCGGCGCTTTGAAATCCTTGAACGCCCAAACGTGGAATTCATCCAGTCCCGTGTCATACACCGTGATCAGCGTCACCGGATACTTGGCCTTGTCCGGACTTGGAAACTCGAATTCGGATGGACACTCGATATCTATGAAATGAACCTTGAACGGATGCTTCGAGAACTCATCGGATTCCTGCCGACCGGAATACGTATCCAATAAGAACTCGCGTTCCGGCTGCACGCATTCATATATTTTGGTCGTCGGATGCTCCTTCATCCATTTATAGCGATCATATACGTTATTGAACTGCTTGACCTCCAGCCGCTCGCCGTAGAGGCTTTTATATTGGTGGATGTCGTCGCTGACGGCCGTGTCCGGCACAGTATAGCATAGATGGGACCTATGCTCATACGTCTTGTATATGGTATTGCCGTCGGAATCGAACGTGGACACCCAGATCTGACCCATATTCTTCGTCGTCTTGTCGCACTTGTAATATATGTTCTTGTACACGTCGATCCTATTATTTAAAATCCACAGCCACCACCGACACGTCGAAGTATCTTTCGGCGTTGATATAAATCGTTTTGGTGAATATAGTCGCGAACATCTCAAAAACAAGCTTCTGAAGATTGAAATATTCGGAATTATTCAAAAACGGCTCATCGTCGAATATGTATAGGAAATTTGGAATGAATCCGCACGCGATTATGCCGCACAGCCTGTCCCGCAATCCAGTCCTAGACGGATATTCGAACGCGCGGAAAGCCTCGATGCCGCATACGCGTTCGTAAAACGCCCGCAGCATCCGATTCTCATACGAGCCGACGCGGAGGAACGCCTCGGAATTCGGTAGAAACGCCATGAAATCTTTGAAATCCGGAGATGACGAGGCCGCGGAGAATGTGGAGTTTCGATATCTGCCGACGACTTTTCCTAGATTCTCCGCGGAATCCTCCCAATTGCGTCTGATCAAGGCCGCCATTATGGTCGACTGATCATTCTTGGGGCCGAACTCGGCCGTCGCGTCGAATAGATTGCGGTTCCTCGGATTCGGGATCGCATTCGTCATCTTGAACGTCTTCTCCAACAAGATCCTCGTCGAGGTCAGCCTCAGTATCATTCGGAATCTCCTTTTTAGGTCTCGCCGGATACGTCAAATATGGAACTTTTTTATATTTTGGAATCATATTATACGCCAACTGATACAAATCGGCCTCCGGAAGAATTCCGTTCAGCCGATTCAAAATCTCGCAATACGGCACAAGCTCGTCCAACGACGAAAGATATCTGGTGACCACATACATCGGCCGAACGACTTGAAAATCCTCGACCATATGAAGCCGTCCGCCGCTTTTTTTGGATAGAATGTCCTTGACGATTTCAAGCTGCTTCATCAAACGTCTCGAAGTTTGCGGATCATCGTATAGAATTGAAGCTCCTTATCCGGGCATAAGGACATCCGATACACATGCTCGGACACGATCAGCTGCTTGCCAAGATCATGATCGTACTTATTGAACAGCTTGGACGCGAAATCCTGATAATTGGCCGAGAAAGCGCCTTCGCTTTCGAGATACCATTTTCGGATGTCCGCGCTTTTATTGGATACGTCCTCGATCATAACGAACAACTTCTCGCATGGCTCGTCTGCGATATTGATGGTCACGCCCTCCATCAACACCCCGTCGACAACCCATTTATCCAACGCGTTGAGAATAATTCGAACATCCGGAAACGCCTTATTGACCACGTCCTTGGCGAACTTGGTCAGACATTCCCTATTCCATGTCACGTTGCTGGAATTTAAGATGGAGACTATCTTCTCGAGCACGTCCTTCTTCTCAAAATGCAGCTGGATCGGAAAACATCTCGATTGGATCGGTTTGATGATTTTATCGATATGGTTGCATGTCAACACGAAGCGCGTGTCGCTTTCCGACTGCTCGATCAAATTCTTCAAAGCCGACTGCGCGTTGGTTCCATTGGCGAGCGTGCCGCTCAACGAGTCGGCCTCGTCGATGATGACCACTTTTATGAGGCCGTTGATCGTGCGGGTGTCGCAGAAATCCTTGACCTTGTTCCGAATGACCTCGACCGACGAATCATATCCGGCGTTGATGTACATATACGACGCGCCGATCTCCGAAGGAATCAATTTCGCCAAGGTGGTCTTGCCTATGCCCTGCGTCCCATACAGCAGGAAATTATCTATGGTGCCGTGCTTGAACTTGGCCGAGATGATGTTCCTCGTGGATTTGTCGAGGATCATGTCATCGAGTTTGACCGGTCGATAATCAATCACGAACATTCGCCACCTCGGATTGGTCTTCCACTATTTTGGCGTTTTCCACATGAAGACACTCAAACCCCAAATCCACCGTCGGAGGCAGAATCAGTGTTCCGTTTTTAATTATGCGGACGAATCTTTTGGTCACGTCATCAAGGAACGGACGCATGGAATATGGCACGGAATAATCGCCGTGATATGACATGTTGGCATTCAAAAACGTCCTAGCCAGCCTGACGGCTCTCACGCAGGCGATCCGCCTGCCGAGCGCTTTATTATATACGTCGCCTTTCATGCACATGGAGCATCCGACGAACATCGCATCTTTGAATATGTCGAGTTTCGCTCCGATGTCCCGGAAAACAACTCCGACGACGACGCCTTTGATGGCGGTCTGGCTTCTGTTGCGCATCTTGTTTATGATGACACGGTCGCCGATAGGCACGATGTCATGATTGTATTCATTGATCTTGTCCATAAGCCGCTGATCGATGTTACTGAACCCCGACATGCCAACCCCCATTATTGAATTTGTATTTTTATAATATACCGCGTAATCCGACAAATTCAAAGGCGGCGAATCAGACATTAAATTAAATTTCACAAATTCCCCCGTTGATTTCACATGGTGGCGAGTCCGGCGGACGCGGCCATTGCAGGAACCGCCAGCCCGCGAGCCACTGCCGCACGATCTCATTGTGCTGTTCCACGGTCAGATCGGCCCAGAATTCCACGCGCTTGGTGTCGTCACCGGACCCGAACATGTAGGTGATCAGCGTGCAGCGGCCGAATTTATCTGTCACGTCGCGCTCTATGGAGTAGATTCTACCGATGGTGGAATCGAACGCGAACGCGGGCGGCTCGGACTCCGGCGCTACGGCCGGCTGTTCGCGCTTACACGGCCACATGCTGCACCCGCCTATTCTTGCGGATCGCCCGGACGGTCCGCGTCTTGCGGCCCTTCGGCTTGACCTGCTCGGCCGGCTGTTCACACTTAAACGGCCACGGTGTCATCGACCACCCCCTTTGGTTGTTTGCGGTATCCGCTCCACTCATCCCAGTCGCGCTGTAGCTCGGCATTCACCAATTCGGCCGCGTTGTCCGCCGCCTCGCTAGCCCCCGACTTTAACGGGCCCATGTACAGCAGAATGGGCACCGACTTGCGGTCGATGTACAAATGCGCCGACCAGTAGTCGCAGCCGCAGGCGCTCGCGTTGTACTCGCAGCTGACGCGGGTGTCGCTGCACGGCTGCGCCCACATCGCGCCCACTGGGGCCGTGGTGAATTTTATCAGCATTTGTCAGTCTCGCTTTCATTGATTTTGCATTTGCAGTTGCCGCTGCAGCCCTCGTCCGCGCGGCCGTCAAGCTCCTTGGCCCCCGCCATGAAGCAGCTCAGCAGGTAGCCAGCGGCCACACCCATCATGAAGATCGTCAAGTACGCCATAGTTGCCACTACTTTCTTGTGTTTTTTAATGGGGAAAAGCGTGACGTAAATGTACTACACCACGCACGTATTTGCTATTGCCGCTTAGCGGCTTACGCCTACTTTTCGCTGCCGTTCGGATCGACCGTCGGCACGTTGAGCCACAACCACCCGCCGTACATGCCGGGGGCCGCGTACTGCAGGATGCGGACCTCGCGCTTGCCGGTCTGGGTGATCAGCCACCGAATGGATGGTTCGGGCTTGACCCTGAGATCCTCGACCCGCCACGTCGTCTGCCCGTCCGCGCGGCGCCACTCCCGCTCCAGCCAGCCGCTGCCGGCCGCGTTGGCCATCGGCCGCGTGTTGCCGGTCGGCATCCACTGCGGCGGCACCGCTTCAGGCTCGGCAGCCGCCGGCGCGGGCTTGGCCGATTCATCGACCGGCCGCCACGTCGTCCGGCCGTCCGGGTGGCGCCATTCCTGCTCCGTCAGCGTGCCGGTCGGGCCAGCCAGCCTGTCCCTTGACCGGCCGGTCGGCAGCCACTCGTGGGGCAGCGGATCGGCAGCCTCCTTCGCGAGACGCTCGGCTTTGGCGGCCGGCTTGGCCGTGAACGTGGCCGGGCCCTTGGCGCCAAGGTACGGGTCGTCCGCTTTGCGCCACTGCGTCAGCCCGTCCGGTCTGATCCACAGTACGGCCCGGTAGTGGCCGCCGCCCGCGCTGGGCAGCATGATGGACTCGGCCGTGGCCCGCCACGGGTCCGCCGGCATTTCGGCCTCAGCCTCCGGCTTGTTCCACTCGGCGTCCCGCAGCAGGGCCAGATCCGCGTCGTCGCGCGTCACGCTAGGCCTCGCATGGTCCGCCATGTCGGCCTCGACCATCATGATCGAGTCGTTGAGCTCGGCTATGAGATCGCCGAGCGCCCTCGCGTCGGGGCGCGCCGCCGCGTCCGCCAGGGCCTTGGCGTCGCGGAGCAGGTCTTTCACGGAATCAGGCGTCATTGTTTTCTCCTTCGTCGTCCGGCAGGCGTCGCAGCAGGATCGGCGTCAGTTCGCCATCCCACGCGCCCAGTATGTTGTAGTCGATGTACTCGCGGGCCTGGCCCGCGTCGCAGTCGTTGGACTCGGCGAACGCCGTCACCAGTTTGTCGTAGTCGTAGACGAGCACGGCGGGCTGGCCGCAGCGCGACCCGATGCCGATGAACGCCTCGTCGGCGTACTCGTCCAACCGCTGTTTAAGCGTGCGCGCCTTCACCGGATGACGATCCCGCAGTCGCCCAGCTCGTCGAACAGGCCGCGCAGCACGGCGTCGATCTTGACCTTGACGGCGGCGTCGACATGCTCCTTGGCCATCATGCGGGCCCCGTTGGGCAGCGTGATGCAGGGGATGCCCGAGCACCATGCCGGCCGGAACGGATCGATGACGCCCGGCGCCGCCCGTTTGGTGTTATCCACGTCCGCGCGGCCGCCGACGCCGAGGTCGGCGCCACAGTCCCTCACCAGCCCGCCGAACGGCGGCGGTATACCACGGTCGCTGGTGACCTCCTCGATGACGTCGCACGTGGGCTTGGCCTCGACGCGGGCCCCGCCGTTCCTGTCGATGGTGACGGTCCGGCCGTCAAGCGCCCCCATAGTACCCATCGGAATGCCGGCGTCGGCCGCCAGCTCGTCCATTTTCGGCCTCAGCTTGCGCAGGGCATGGCGGCGATCCTCGTGTGTGATCTTGGTCGCCGGGTCGGCGGGTTCGTCGATGGCATGGATCACGGCCTCGGGCGTGGTCAGGCGCCCGCCAAGGCCGGCTGCGTCGACCGGCCACTGCTGGCTGGCGGCTTCCACGGCCGTCCAGTTGACCGCGGCCTTGACCGATTTCTTCTTAACCACATCACTCATGACAGCTCCCATTATATATTTGACTCAAACTTCCCTAGCGTCGCCGTGGACGACCTTCAACGTCGGAAACCTCAAAGAGATCTTCCCGTCCTTGTCGACGGACTCCTCAAAGTATTTCACGGTGATGGTCTTTCCAAGAATCCTGTTTGGTTCGGCTTTGAAATCCATCCGCTGCTTGATGGAGAACCCGCTTCCCACGGACACCACCTCCCCCTTGTGCCTGATCTTCACCGCGGCGAGCATGTCGGACGTGAACTCCCTCCCCTGCACGATATGGCGGATGGGTCCGATCTCGACATCCTCCACGACATACTCGCCATCGAAGAACGTCTTGATCTTCAGAAGATCGTTGGATCGTTTTCCGACGTATCCGCAATCATGCCGGGCTATGGAACCCTCCCATCCAAATTTGGCCACGTCGTCGGCCATCTTGGCGAAGGACTCCTCCGTGATGGGAATCTGCTCAAGAATATCCATGTTCACGGGCATTCCGTCGAAAATGCCCCTCAACGAGGCAAGCCTCTCCGAAAGCTTCCTCTCGGATTTCGCGGAAGTGAACTCCTCAAGAGTCAGATAGTCGAACACCATATATTTGGCGGAAGTCATGGTGAAATTTTTACGCTTGACCTCGGAGACGGCTCCGATGAAGTCGTCTTTTCCATTGGCGTCAATCTTGCAGATCTCCCCATCGAACACGACGCCTTTGACTCCGATCCTCTGAATGGAGTCCTTGATCGTCTGCAATGTCGAGAATTCATTTCCAAGCCGTGACATACATTGGATAGATCCGTCATATCCCACTACGGTTAAACATCTGCAACCATCCAACTTCCTAGAAATCAACCAGCTACCATCAAAGATATTAATGCGGTGCTTGACATCCTCATACTTGTTGCAGAGAGCCACAGAGAATTCAGGAATGGTGTCGGGAAACACTTTGTTGATGGATTTGGAATCCATGCGGGTTTTGAGGTTCTTATCGATGATGTTGTGGATCAATTCCTCATGCCGCTTGTTCCGCGTGATGAATGTGTTGACCAGATAGATGGCCGTATGTCCGGAGGCCGTCCTAGTGGACAGCTTGTCCAGCATTTGCAGTAGGTTGATCGGCGGAAGATCCTCCTTGATCATTGAGGAGTTCTTCTTCAACGCCGCCGAGGAGACTCCGAACGTATGATATGGACTGTAGATGAACGTCAGCAATTGGACAAGGTCTCCGTAATTCCTCAATACGGCCGCCTTGTCAAGGTTCGAATTGGACTCGTTCATCTCGTCGCACATCTTTTGCAGTCTGTCCAACATGGATCAC